ATCAAGTCGGCGCAATCCTTCGCGAGGACGTTCTCGGGGTCGGCTTCCGCTGCACGATAGTAATAGTCGTAGCAGCTGCTGACGGTCACGAGGTCGGTGTCGATCCCGGCGAGCAATTCCGCAACCTGCTGCTTGGCGTAGGTCACGAAGTTGTCGCCGAGCGAAGACAGCGTTGCCTTGATCGCCGCTGCGACGTTCGCGTCTTCTTCATCATCCGACTCGAGCACGCCTTCGGCCTTGATCGTGCGAACGAGGCTAGCCGTATCGCCGAGCACGTCGGCAAAGCGACGAACGGTATACATGCCTTTCTCGAGTGCGGGTGCACCATCGGCGATGCGCGGCTGATCGAGTTCAACGAACGCCTTGTGCAGACGATCGAGGTCGGTGAACACGGTCTGCTCGCCTTCGCCAGCCTCGACCGCGTCGATCGTCGAGACCGCACGTTCCATCGCCTTCTTGAGGCGAACAGCCGGATCGTTCGCGTCTTCGCCGAGCGACTCCTCGTGAGCGACAGCGTCTTCCTTCTTCTCGAAGGCCTGGCCGTCGGACGTGGTCCACTTCTGCATCACGCCGGCGGGAGTGGTCTTCTCGGCTTTGGCGGCGGGCTTGGAGGCATTCTTGTCGGCTTCCGCTTCAGCGGTCTTTCCGTCGGCCTCGTCACCTTCGCCTTCCTCATCCTTCTTGTCCTTCGGCTTGGCGTCACCGCCCTTTTCGGTCGCCTTGTCGGTCTTGCCGGACTTCATCAGTTCGTCGCGGGCGACGGTGACGTGATCCATCCAGGTCGTACCGTCAGCCTTCGCCAACGCGATTGCGGTTGCCTTCTCGACAACCTGGTCGTTTGTGGGAACAATCTCGGGCTCGACGATGTTCTCGACGACAGCAGCCGATGCCTCGACACGCTCGGCGTCAGTCTTGGCCATTTCCTCGACCTGCGCCTCGGCGGCAACCTTGAACATCACAGCTTCGACCGAACCATCGGCCTTGGCGAACTGGAACGTCGCGGTCGGCACGCAAGGATTGTCCACGATGGACACTTCCATCGGCTTGGCCTCGAACTTCTTGACGGTCGCACCGTTGACGGTCTCGTTCCACTTCTTCCCGTAGGAGCCGCCGACGCTGAAGCCGGTGTAGACACCTTCGAGAACCTTGTTCCACTCGTTGTCGTCCACGATCTTGGCGCAGACGTCGATGGTCTTGTTCATATCGTCGAACGAGATGTCGGTGAGCTTGCCGGCGGCGGTCATGCCGTGCATGACACGGACGTTGCCCTTCGAGAGGCCGCCCGTTGCGGTTTCGATGTCACCGGACCATTTCTCGAAGTGCGGCTTCGACAGATCGTAATCCATCATCTCGCCGGCCTTGTCGAGGATCTCCTCGGTGATCGTACCATAAACGAGGCGCTGCTCCTCGTCTACTTTGCGCAGCGGGACGAATACCCGAGCCTGCGCCGCCTTGGCCTTACTCATGTGTGTGCTCCTCGATGGCGGGCGCATTGCCCAGGATTGCCTTGCGTAAAAACTCAGCAAGAAGGTCCGGATCACCCATCTGCGTCAGCGTCTCCATCGTGGAGAACAGCTTCGCGACGGGTTCATCCGTATTGCCCACAGGAGGCTTCGTGCCGTCCTCGATCTGTGGCGTGTCATTGTCGGTCTTTACCTCTAGACCCGTCTTCGGGTCAACGACCTTGTTACCCTGCGCTTCCGCAGTCAAGGTCAAAGGCGCAAGGCCGTTGGAAGTCATGAACATCGGCTCATCAAACTTCGGATCGTCGTAGGGCTCACGACCCGCATCGAGACGACCCTCGTTGATCGTGACGAGACCATCCTTCAGGTAGCCTGACGTGATCTGCTGACGCTTGAGCGGATCGAGCTCGGCGTCATCACGCCACATGAACTCGAAGTCTTCTGCGTCAAGGTCCTCTTCGAGGATCTCGTCGATGACATCCTTGACCCAATTCTGGATCGGCGTCAGGCCGTCGGACTCTGCCGTTTCCTGGGCGACGTCCGCGGTCGCACGGTTCAACGTCTGCACGAAAGGCTGCGGCGAAATGTTGAACGCGAAGCAGACAACGCGCGCCAGCCATTCTTCCGCCTTACCGAACAGCTCGGTCTCCTGCGTCGGCACATAGGTCTTACCGACAGCGGCAGGAACGAAACGAGCCTTGCGCTTCTCGGCGAGGTTGCCGGACAGGATATTGTCGAACCACTCCTGGAACGTACGGATTTGATCCGGCGTCCAGGTCTCGGGCACGCCGATCAATGCAGCCGGTATGTTGCCTTCGGTGAAGAAGTTAAGCTGATACACCTGACGACGCAAGGCGATGTTGAGCGTCATCAAGATTTGCTCGACCGGCGAATACCCGTACACTTTATGTACGCGCGGATTACGCGGCGCGTACATCAGCTCCTTGACGGTATAGTTGACCGCGGGCATACCCTTGAGGATTTGCTGATACGCGACTGCACCCTCTTCCTCAGGCGTACGGCCCCAGTCATCGATAACGCGCTTGATCGTCGCGCCATCGACCTGATCGAGTGCAATCAGCTGCCCGCCCCGCGTGCGCCGACGATGAAGCGTGGTCGCGTCGATCACGAACAGGTCTTCCAGGATCATGCGAAGCCAGGAGTTCCACTTGTGCTCGCCGTCGGGCTTCTTGAGGAACTTCGTGATCTGCTTAATCTTGTTCTTGACCTGGGGCGTTTGCTTCGCCTTCGAGTCCTTCAGCTGGATCGACCAACGAAGCCGTTCCATCTGATCCTTGCGCGTCTCGATCACCAGGCGCAGAAGATCGTAACTGTCGGCGAACGCACGAAGTTGCGCGAACGTGACTGCCTCGTATGCACGAGCCTGGGTGTTAACGTTGACGCCCTGTGGGAAGTCGAACGCACGGCCGGCAACCTCGGTGGGTGCCTGAGGCGACATGGATGCACCGGGACCGAACCAGCCACTACCGTTACCCGCGTTACCATAGGTCGCACCAATTCCGTACCCGGTCTGTGCCTGCGGAATAGGAGTGGCGCGGCCTCCGCCACGGGCAGCTCGATCAGTCAAGTCATTCACCCTTTGCCATTATGCCGCGACGGTAACGAACTGACGTTGGAAACCTGCTTGCAACAGTGGCGAGACATGCTCATTCCTTACATGGAAGTAGCCGTCATCCTGTAGCAAGTATTTCGTCCCGTCAGCACCGAATGCGGTATTTATACCTTGAGGCGCTTGAAGAGAAACAGTAGCACCCAATGCAAGCGGGGCCATCACGCCTGTGAGGCGATCCATGACAGCCTTGTTTTCTTGACGGTAGTAATCCATCAAGCCAGCATTCGAAGTCTGACCAACCATCAGTTCAGTCAATGCCCACACAAGGGCATCGAGCCTATCGGGCGAGTACCCCATACTGCCATCAGCCGTATACTCGCACATCTGATCCTCGAGGATCGGGAATGCGCCGACGTGATGAACCTTGTTCTGCTCGTAAAGCTGAGAGATCGGCTCGGCACGAACGTATTTACCGCGCGATGCGTGAACTGCAATCATGGGCACGAAGTCAGCAGTACGCTGTCCCTTCTCGCGCAAGTCCTTTGCCGCGGCACGCAACACAGCCGCAACCATCTCGCCGCCCTGGTTCGCTTCGTACACGAGGACGTCTGCTTCCCAATCGTCATACGCCTCAACGCCGGCACGTCCCCATTCCTCGGGTGAGCCATTCAAGGACAGGTCATCGAGAACATAGCCGATGCCTTGACTATCGATCCCACAGACGACAATGCCGCATTCCGCTGCTGCGTCACCCGACGTTGCGGGTGGATCAACTGCGACGACGACACGCTGGAACTCGGGCAACACGACGGGCGTCTCAGCGTCAACGGGTCGAATGCGAAGTGCGTCGAGTTGCTTGCGGTTCCAGAGTGCGCCGGGAACGTCATCGAGAAGCTCAGCGTCAAGCTCCTGTCGGCCGATGCGAGTTCCTGCGTACTTCTCAATCACAGCCTTAACAAACGGCGGAGCAAGGTTGACGAGGTTCTCGCGGGTGTTGCCCTTGGTAATGTAGGTATCGGTTCGAAGGATAATGTCTTTAAGAAGTTTGATTGGACGAGGCGTAGTCGTGACAATCTGCTTAGGATGGTCGCCGAGTCGAAGACCGAACTGAAGATTGTCCCATGCTTCTTGAGCATAACGCCACTTACAAAGCTCATCGCACCAAGCACCGTCAAACTGCGGACCGCGCAGGGAGTCGTAATCCTCGGCGGAGAACAGCGTAGCGACTGCACCGTTCGGCCAGGTAAGACGCCGCTTGGAAGGCTCATACTTAGGGCGGAAGTCTCGAGGACTGCAAGCAAGGATGCCGCTTTCGCCCTCGACCATAACGTCACGAGCATCCGCGCTGTCCTCTGCAATGAGTGCGATACGTTGACACGCGCCTGAGCGTACCCATTTAATAACTGTCTCGGCACCACATCGCGTTTTACCGAAACCTCGACCTGCGAGAATGAGCCACGTCGTATACTCTTCTTCGGGCTCCAGCTGATTAGGCCGTGCCCAAAGTTCCCAGGTGTGAAGTAGGTCATCCGCTTCTTCGTCGGACAGGTCTTCGAATAGACTTGCGTCCATCGACGCGATGTCAGCCAGCCGCAGCTTTCTTCCGTCCGCTTCCTTCACGCGCTGCTCGACGCTTACCGCCTCTTCCGGCAGCTGTTCGGGCGGGCGCTGGGAGCGCAAGAGTTTCTTTCGTTTCTTCCTCGCGTCCTTCCTCGCGTCCTTCTTCGCCAGCTT